AGCCGCGAAAAGTTGTTTTTTTTTCATTTTTTTATTTCCTTTCGAAAAAGAGACTAGACGTACCGAAGACGTCTAGTCTCACCATTTTTTATTATAGATATATATTATTATATTGAAATTAGGTTGTTACAATAACCAAAACAACCTAATAACAGTGCGGAATTTATCTAATCAAGCAAAGGAGAATGAAACTATGGCAAACTATGATCTTTCAAGGTCTATATTACTTGATAATGGTTATTATGAGGAAACTCAAAGCCTTAACCATCCAGAGAATTATGGGCCTTATGCACAAATTTTAAACTATGAAAATGATAATTTAATTTTCATTAATACAGCCGATATCACTAAAGAAAATTGGAAAATGCATTATGACTCTATCCTTAATATTCTTAGAGATGGTATCGAACTTGATCTTGTTCATGAATGTTTTATTAGCGTTACATTCGCTGATAATAATGTTCTTGAACTCTCAATTCCAGATTATCTTATTAATCTCATCATGTGGAATATGCTTATTAGGACAGACACTCCTATAGAATCTAAGCATGTTTTCTTTGATACAGAGATTAAGAAAGATACAATCAAAGATTATATTGATAAATTCTTTATCGATGCGAATAGAAAAAGATTTACTAATAAAGAGCTTAATAATATTATTGATGATACTCTTTGTCATTTTCATGACGTTGATGAATTTGCAATGTATTTGGCGAATACGGTAAATCTTGAAGACAATGTTTTCCTCATGAACAAGTGTGGAGAATTTAGAGATTGCATGCATGCAGATTTAAGAAATGTGCCTATCGAAGATGTAAAATCGGTAGGTATGAAATTTGCAAATAAAGCAATCGATATTATGAAAGATGCCAAGGGCTATCTCGGATATGACCACTGCCTTGCAGATGCATGTAGAGCTTCTGAAGGTATTAATCCGAAGCAGTTTAAAGAGTTTACTATCAATATCGGAACCAAACCTGACGGTAGGGGCGGTATTTTCCCGATACCGATCTATAACTCGTTTATCAATGGTGGTGTTGTAACACCTCTTGATTACTTTATCGAATCATCTACTGGAAGAACAGCTCAGATTATTAAATATAATAACGTAGGATCTTCTGGTCATTTTGCACGACTTCTCGGTCTTAACAATATGGATTCTTTCCTTCATGAAGATAAGAATTACGATTGTTGTACACCTAATTTTGTAGAAGTCATTATTAAAGATAAGAAAACTCTTAAGATGCTTTGTAATAGATATTATCGTCTTAATCCTAGAGGGGTAGACATGCAGATATCTAGAAATGATACACATCTTATAGGTCAGAAAATTTATCTTAGATCTCCTATCACTTGCGCTTCAGCCGCTAGAGGTCATGGAGTTTGTTATAAGTGCTATGGAGATCTTGCTTATACAGTATATGATGCCGGAATCCATTTTGGCGTAAATATCGGACGTATAGCAAGCGAAACACTTTCGTCTAGCCTTACTCAGAAACTTCTTTCTGCAAAACATCTTCTCGAGACATTTGCTGAAAAAGTTGTATGGGTTAAGAAGTTTAATGAATTCTTTGAAATCGAAGGTAATATGATTCGTCTTGTAGACGATGGAGAGTTTAAAGATTGCAAGTTCATTCTAGATCCTGAAAATATCGAACTCGTAAATGAAGAAGATGATGATCTTGGATTTGGTGATGATGACAATACAGCTCCTATCTATAATGAATATATTACAGAATTCGATATTTTGCAGGGTAATGAGCTTCATCATATTACAAATGATAAAGGCGTTAAACTATATATTTCAAATGAATTGAATAGTATTATCCGTAAGAAAGGAGAACCTCTTGATGGAAAAATTTCTATAGATCTTCCTGATCTCAAGAATATTACTCTCTTTATTATTCCTATTGAAAATAATGAGTTGTCTAAAACTCTTGAGCATCTTGAAGATTTATTGAATAAAAATAGCACCATTAAAGGTCTCGATATCCATCAGCTTTTGCAGGCTGTGATTGATACAGTTATAGAAGGTGGACTTAATATAGCATCTACACATCTTGAGATTATTATCTCTAACCAGATCAGAGATGCTCACGATATTCTTAAAAAACCCAAGTGGTTTATGTATGATCCAGATTATGAGATTTTATCTCTTAATAGATCTCTTACAGACAACCCTAGTGTTACCATCTCTATGAGTTATCAGAAGGTGGATAAACTGCTTTATAATCCTCTTACATTCAGAAAGAGAGGAGCTTCATTTATGGATTTATTCTTCATGGAAAGACCTCAGTTTGCTATTAATGGTCTTGAAGAGCCCAAGGATGAAGAATTCAAACCGACTCCTGGCGAGTATTATGAGCCTATGATCTTCTTCGAAGATCCTGATAAGATCACTGCACCGCTAGAAGCTCCGGACGACTCAGATAATGAGTAATTAATATAAGAGAGGAGCAAAGGTGCTCCTCTCTTTATTTTTTTTATAAATTTTCCATGTTTATATCACTTAGAACTTTTGATTAAAATACAATAATAAAAGGAGAATCAAATATGAGTAGTTTTAACGCAAATTCTCAGATGTATAACGTTACAACTGAGAATGAACTAGCAGAAGTGCTATCACATTATAGCTCTGAGTTTGTATATAGTATTGTAGATGAAGCTCTCAAAGCTAGATTTCTTAGAGTGCCGATTGCAGCAATGCCTAATGTTGTAGGAGCTTGGGAGCAAAACTTTAAATCTATTGAAGAATATTATGGATCTGATAGTCATGCTGAAGTTCTTAGAGTTCGTAATGATACTTATAGAGAAATTATCGATACTATTTGTAGAGAATTCCAACTCAACTTTACTATCGATGATACTGTAGATCTATATTCTGCTGCATTCCATTTATATGATTTAATGGTTTGTAACTTTACTGCAAATATGACTTCTTTCTTTGCTAATTTTATTTACAAAGAAAGAGGAACTATTTACGATACACTTAATCTTTCTGAGATGAAGAAGAATAAAGATAGCTCTACTATCTATGGAAAGAAGATCTATAAAGATATTAAACTTGCTGTTATTAATGCAAATATCGATCAGGTGGTAACCGAAATCGCTCAAATGGATATTCCATTCCATACAATCATTGCTATGATTTATGGAAGCAACTCCGAGTTGTGTAAATACTATCTAACTATTGTATCTGCACAGCAGGATTTCTTCCAGCATGCATACCTAAGAGTGTTGAATAGCGATATCAGGTCTGATGTAATCACAGCTATTCGTTTTAAATTGCAGGAAATTGCAATTGCTCATGATCAGACCATTTCTGGAGATGACATGGATAAGCTCATGAACAGTGACAATACAATTAATAATAAAGGAGAATGACAAGATGGATAACGAGAAGAAACTTACAGATGAGCAGATTGAAGAGATTGCCGTAACAGCATCTGAAGTAGAGGGGGCAAATACCATGCTCGATCTTAAGGATGAAGTTAAAGTAGATGAAGAAGCTGCTCTTGAAACTGCTCCTGTTGAGGATGAAATCGATGTAATCGCAAAACAGGTGGAGAATTATGAAATGGATCTATTCGATACGATGGATCCAGAGAAGTATGAAGAAGCCAAGCAGGAAAAGCTGGTAAACTCTATTAAAGCTTCTATGAAAGCTAATGAAAAGGGAGACGAGATTTCCGATGAGGAAGCATATGAGTTTATTAGACTTGCTACTTCTTACAAGAATGATCCTTCTCTTGATGTATATTCTGCACTTCCTAAGAAGTTTAGAGATACGATCGATAAACTTATGCTTGAAGCTGGTATCGGTGTAAGCAATAGAAATGCTGTCGCTAGAATGATCCTTGGAGAGTTTATGAATACCGCTGAAGTTAATGCTGTATTTGTAGATTTTGAGAAGGCACTTAATGAAGCTTTAAATATGCCTAGTATCGTAGACCTCTATACAGAGCATACTAGAGATACTATGGAAAAGAATATTCCTGAAATGATCGAAAAGATCAAGGATGAACATCCTGAAAAGGCAGAAATGCTTGCTCAGGTTAAGGATGAATTCACTAAAGCTTATACTCTTGAACGTCTTAGAGCTATTTATTCTTTTGAAAATAATCATGTATTTAAGGCTGTTCGTAGAAATGAAACCGAATATAAGAGATCACTTGATTCATTTAATAGAATCAATGTGGATAGTAAGTTTAAGATGTATGATGTAAGAGACCTTCCTATAGTTCTTGAGAAGGTTCTTATCGCAGATCCTGCAGAACAAATAAATTATTATATTGGAACTGGGGTAGAGGTTCCTGAACTTGTACAGAGACTTGTAGATATGAAGATCACCAAGACCGATATCGAAAAGTTCTCTATTCTGCTTACTCATAGTGCTTTTGGCATGGATGGAAACAATGTAATTCATGCTGCATATATGTATTATCTGACCAAGAATATCATTATGCTTAAGCATACCCAGGAAGCCAAAACATCTTTCGCTGCCGAACTTATTAATAATATCTGCGATATTATCGCCTTGATTAGAGATAAGGAGGCTGTATTCTATGCACAAAACCCTCATTTGGTCAAATCCAAGTCAGCAAAGAAGTCTCGTTCAGCCCGTGGTGGCAAGAAGTGAGATTAAAGAGTACTTAAACCTATCACTCCAAGGCACTAATACGAAAGAGATCATGATATTTCCAGGAATGGAATATCAGATCTCTTTCTATGATGCTATATATGGGGTGAGAAAAATATTAACCGGTCTTGTTATGAATGTATATGAAGACCAAATTAAATTAAAGGTTGTAGAGCAGAAAACTGTTGTAGATTGTAAATCTTGTGATAAGAAAAATACTTGCGAGAAATACAATAAGCCTCAACAAAATGCTGCTCCTATGCCTACTTGTAATTGTATTTTAAATCCTCCGGATACGTCTAAATATGATGACCCTGAAATTTATTTTATTCCTATCGCAAATATTATGGATGTATTATATATTCAGGGAAATAATCCGGACAAGAAACCAGAAGATGATAAACGTAAAGGAGGAACTAAAGTTATGATTCTTGGAATTTCGGCTACTATTGTAAGAGCCATTATTATTAGACTTGAAATTTTCGATGATAATTTCGATGAAGCTGTAAAATATGTAGATCTTGAAGTCGGCGGTATCTATGATCTTGCTTACGAAGCTCATAAGACTATTTATGAGAGTAGAGTCAAGGTTGTAGGTATTCGTGAACTCGATGATCACCATCATCCACATCATGATCGTAATCCTCATATCGTTAGAGAAAATGTGGGTATGAATAATGATGTATACTATGATGACTATAATAAACATGATAAGACGGACTTTATGAAAGAGCCACCTGTAAGAAAGGTAGAGATTACTGTAGATACCTCTGAGACGTTCGATGGTAATCTTGAAATTATTATGCTTGACCAAATTAGAGATTGTACTCTAGTTCAAGCGCCGTTGCCTAATGATGTAATTTATCAGGACCCTTCATTTACTCATGAACCTGATTGTAACTGCGGTTGCGATCATAACAAGTTCTAATTTTGTAAAAAGGAGGTGCTCTAACAATGGCAACAGATTATAAAGCTATAAATAATTATTGTGCGGTTTTCAAAGAATCCACTAGTGTCGTAAGAGTAACCTCTCATTATGGCAATAGAAGTGATCCTATTTCTGGAGCTGCATCATTTCATAAGGGTGTAGATCTTGTGCATCCAAATATGGCTAGTCCTACAATAGTAGCGATAGCCGATGGAACGATAAAAAGTATTTATACTGATTGCCCGGGTCTTGACACTGTTAATCAGACAGCGGGTAATCGAGTTGACATAGATCATGGTAATGGAATGGTATCTAGATATTTTCATCTAGCTTACGGTTCTAATAAACATCTAAAAGTTGGAGATGTTGTTACAAAAGGATTTGCAATAGGTATAATGGGAACCACAGGATATTCTACAGGTAATCATTTGCATTTCCAAATAGACATTTACAACAATGGAACGAGAACTGGTACTGTAGATCCACTCCCATATTTAACAGATCCAATGAAACAGATTACATCTAAAGGTGTAGATCCATCGCTTGTAACACAGGCTACAATGAATACTACGCAGTATACAAGTAATGCTCAAACTCAGGGTGATGGATCTGGTTATAGACCTTCTACTGGAGATATACTTTCGGAGTCAAATCATAACGTATCAGATTCTGAATTTGTAAAAATCTCTAATGTTTCTGGAGTATTCGGGCTCCCATATCAATTTTTACCTACCGCGGATTTAAGACTTGATGGTTCGGAAAAAACAGAAAACATCGGTTATGAATATGCGGAAAAGATTATAGAAAGAATTCCACTTCTATTTTTATCACCCGGCAAAGCTTCTTTTATGACCAAGTATTCTAATGCTGAAAAGCAGAATATAATGGAAAAACTTATTCAAATGGGATCTGATCAGGAATCAGCATCGCTTAGCGATTTATTAAATTCCGATGGACGTTATTATACATTTGAATATGATCAGACAAGGTATTATAAGTTCGTAAATCCTATGTGTCGTATTGCTGCAAGGTATTTAAACATACAAAATGTAAAAATAAATGGAACTAAGCTAGATAATTTTAACTGGGAGACAATGACTAAAAGCGGTATTTCTTCCATAGCCGATTTTGGTAATTATTTAGCTATTCCTTTTTATGTAGATACGGATACTTCCATTTCAGAAAGTTTTGGAAACTCTACAACTCAGTCTCAGTTAGCCTCCACCGTTAATGGTGTGTCCGATATGGCTAAAGAATTGAATTTCCTTCTTGGGTATGGAGCTGGAAGTAAGAGTATCGATACTATAATGAGTGATACCAGTATAGCAGAAAGTCTTAATAATGTAACAGATTTGGCCACCAAACTTGTTGGTAGTGGTGGATTCTTCTCCAATCTTGGTAGCCATCTGGTAACAGTAGCTTCTGGAGGTAAACTCGTATTCCCCGAAATTTGGTCTGACTCTTCTTATTCAAGAAGTTTTAATGTAAGATTCAAATTTATATCTCCAGATTGCTCTAACTTAAGCGTATTCTTAAATGTGCTTGTACCACTATTCCATTTGCTTGGTCTTGTAGCACCGCAAATGTCTTATATAGATAAAGTGGCCAATCCTAATGGATATACGAACCCATTCCTTGTTAGAGCTGTCTATAAAGGATTCTTTAATATAGACATGGGTATTATCGAATCTATGAGTGTTAATAAAGGTGCAGAATGTCAATGGACTCCTGAAGGTGTGCCTACATCTATAGAGGTCGATATTGGTATTAAGGATCTTTATAATATGCTAAGTATTACTGAAACAAATAGTACTGATGGTCTTAAGTATGATACGTTAAATAATACAGTCCTTATGGATTATATTGCGAATCTTTGTGGTATCAATATCTTTAAACCAGAAATTACTCGTTTGATTGACATGTGGTATACCAACAACTTTGAAAATAGAGTTGCAGACTTCTTCGAAGTTAATATTTGGGGTGGTATACAACAGAAAATTCAAAATCTCATTATGGGAATTTACAGATAGTTTTAAGATTTTACAAGATCTGAAACAAAAGAATAAAGGATACGGGAGAGATCCCGTATCCTTATTTGTTTAAAGAGTGGTGATAACAAGGTATGAAACGTAAAACTCGAAATCAAAAACATGATGACTACGTTAATAAGTATGGAGAAATTCCTATAGACTATAAAGAACGTCTTGCGTGGTTATATGACAAATTAAAGATTTCAGAACGACAAGCGTTTGAGATTCTTCACAAAAGAGATATGATGATATCGAGTTTAAATTATATAGATACTGAAATTATTCTATTCGAGGTTCCTGAAGGATCACCTCGTCCACGATTTAGAATTGTAAATAGGTCTAATCTTTCTAATATGGCATTAGCCAATCCAAATTTTGTCCATGTATATTCACTTACAGGACATGAAGATAACGTATTTATGAAGAGATTGATGAGCCAAGAAGATTTCGATGCTTTAGATAAAATGATATGTACACCATGCATTATTGATATCTATGCATTTATGAAAACTCCTTCTTATTATAATAGAGAAGATACAATACTGGCAGAAATTGGATTACATCGACCTATATCGAAACCAGACTGGGATAATATCGGAAAGAAATATTCAGATATGTTTAATGCCAATGTTTGGCTTGACGATACATTAGTAGTTGATGGTTCTATTCATAGATTTTATTCGGTTCTTCCAAGAGTGGAGATTCGTATAAAGTATTTGAATATGGTTTACAACAAACATCAATACGCTAGTATTACTAATCGTACTGATTATAATACTGACTTTGATTTACAGTATTTTAAATGATTGGAGGATGATTTTCATGAATGCAACACATGCTATTCATCACGATAATATGAATATCGTGCATCATATTCGTTACATTCTTTTTAAATATTTTTATAGCAATCCTGTATATATAGAACAGCTTAATCAAATCATTAATAGAAATATCGATTGTCTAAGCGTAGAATACGATAATCTTGCATATACTTTTACTATAAAAATTAAAAAGACTTCAATGAGAAAGATTCGTGGATTTAATCACGATTCAATGTTTTACTATCATCTAATTCCTGGAATTTTTAAGGAATTTGTAGATGCAAATATTGTGCCCATCAGACAATACCTCAAAGAGCGCGTAGGTAATGATGAGGTTGCAATTTCTCAATATATTAATAATTTATATTCAGATATTTATTGTCTCAATAATATCTGTGGAATCTCTTGCTTGGGAGATAATATTTTACTTATTAAACTATAAAAAGATCCAGATACCAATCATGGTATCTGGATCCTTATTTTTATTTCTTAAGATCGGAAATTACATTTTCTACAAATGCTGTATCAACCTTCTCAAGTCTAGAAGTATTGAGCATTTCCATAAATGTATACATAAGAGAAACTCTGTCTACGATCTTAGCCACATCAAGGTGACCTTCATTCATAAATTCAGCATGCACATCAGGGTTCTTAAGAACACTTTCACACATTGCAGAAACCATGCTATGAAGAACGCCCTTAGGAGCATTTCTAATCTTAGAAATCTTCTGTTTAGCAAAATGATCATAAGATTCCTTAAGACCTTCCTGATCGTCAGGGGTAGCCTGAATCTTCTCCTGAGCTTGCTGAAGAGCTGTTTCGATATCTTCATGATCCTTAGTATTTGCCGTTACAAAATCATCCATAGCAGCAGATACGCGATCCTTGATAGCATCGGAAATCTCCTGGGAATCGCTATAATTAAGAGACTTAAAGAAGTCATCCTTCATCTCGGGCTGTACAACAAACGTATCAGGCTCATCAGGATTTGCAGCTTCAACCATTCTATCGGCAGTCTCCATAATAAGCTTATACATTTCAGAAGTGGTTACAGATGCAGTTCTCATTCTATTGAGAATATTATCATAACCATTTTCCATTACATACTGGCTGCACATAGCTCGAAGAATGGAAGTATTCGTAAGATCTCTCTTATTAGGCTCGAGTGCATTTTCGAGAATATTGTACATGCATTCTACTACAAGAGAAGATCTTACTGTCTCAATGAAAGATCTATATCTATTAAGACGACCTTCTCTACTCATAGTATGCTCAAGTACTACAGCAGCATCCTGCTGGAATTTGGTTTCATATATAGTCTTTGCGACTTTATTACTTTCATTATAAGTATCAATTGCAGCTTCGACAAAAGCCTTATTTGCTCTAATCTGTTTGTCGGAAAGCTTGTAATCGTTAGTATACATGATAGCTTACCTCCTTAATAATTTATTATAATGTTGCTATTACATCAAAATCAAGGTTATATCGGGAATTCCATCATCTAGAGCAGAGATATTAACAAACTCGGGGACAATAACCTCATCGGGCATATCAAGAGAGTACAGATGCTGTACATTGTATCCATAACCATTGAGATCTATGAATTCAAAATACTCTATAGACTCTGAATATTTATTGATAATCTCTGACACGAGATTGGGCATGTGAATAGTATTGATACTATTAATATCCTCTATATATGTCTTGATATCATCGATGATCATATTAGTGATATTCGTATCATAATTAGCGCGAAGCTTAAGTCTAAATGTAAGACTAAGATTCGTTCTATTAAGAAGTGTACCTTCAGTATCAATAGTAAAGAGTTTAGAAGGTCCATAAGTATTGAAGAATTTAAAGTTCATTTCGAAAGCATCTTCAAGAACTTGAATGGCATAATCTATATAAGTCTTACGCTGCATAAGCTCTTTACAGAAGTCGATAGCTTTTCCTTCTTCGGTAAAATAATCATACTTAACTACAGGAACCTTTTCAATTGTGTAGAACTCTTCTCCAGTTTCTTTATCCTTATCTACAGTTACAGTAGAACTAATGACGTTAGAATAGTCATAGAAGAAGTCCACACCATCAAGTACAGTATAGCTATTGGATAAGCTATATCCTCCAATATTAGGAATAAGTTGGTCTAGTCCGTTAAGACCAAAATCTTTTCCATCCTGTTTAGAAAGAATATGGATTACGCACTTAGTATTAGCTTGCATATGAGCATAGCTATAATAAGGTTTCCATTCACCATCTGCGAATCTATAAGTTGTACCTTCGATATTAACACAATCACCGTCTTTACCTTCTGGCCATACAAAGCTTGTCTCTCCGGTTTCTTCATCTACCTGAGTACCGTATTTTGTACTACTAGGAATAAAATTTCCAGAAAGATTAAAATCATACATACCTTCAGTAATTCTGATTCTGTTATTTATATCAATATAGTCATCTGTTGTGAATTCAAATCTATAATTATAGATATTGGCCTCATTAGGATCTCCGATAGGCTTTGCTTCTGCCCATCTTAGAGGAGTCTCGGTACCATTCTCTACATTATAGAATACAGCGATAACTCTGATAGGATTAGCCTCTTGAGTTTCAGAAATACCTCTATCATCAATATTCTGCTCAAAATTAATTGAAATTGAATATTTATTAGGATCTTGTCTGTATCCTCTATTAAGGCTAATACTTGTAGCAATATACTGATATATACAATTTCCATTAATATACGAGAAGTCTAAGAATTTCTTCAAATCGATTACGGTAAGTGTATACATCGTATAAAGCGGTTGGTCGTTGATAATAAGATTATAAGGAATTACATAGGTAAAGCTATTCGCATCGTATTCTTCAGATACAGTAGCAATGTCCGCAGGAATTCCAATATCATTTACAAGCTTAAAACATTGGTCTTTCTTGATAATCTGTTTAAGAGATTCATCGACCTCTCCCTTGGGAATCTTGAGATCAATAGTATTTGTAGGAATGATCACATTATATGCATCTCTCATAATAATGAAAGAGTGATATAATCTTTCCAATGCATTATCTCTCTTTTTATAGAAATAGAGAATAGAATTATCAGTATTAAGCATATTAAAGAAGTTTTCCAAGTCTGAAATGTTTGTAATACTACCTCTCGAAACTGCTTCTTTAGGAATAAGCTGCTTAAGCGTTTCGATAGACTTCTTGTCTGTACCATTAGCAGCTTCTCCTGTTACAGGTCTGATTTCAAAAGCGACGTTTGCATATCCAAACTTTTCAGATTCAGCATTCCCAATAGGATAATAGTTTGGATCATATGTGAAGTTACCTTTTTCTCCCTGTGTAGTCTGAATATTAATCTGGACGTCGCTATTAATTCTAGGCTGATAAGAAGATCTATCAAACTTAATTCTTATTGTATGAGAGTCAAGATAGCTGTAATAGAAATGAGGATATTTTCTATCTTCTACAGCAAGACCTTCATATACAGGAATAAGATGGGTTGTATTAGATCCCTCTGTTACATCAATTGTAAATGCGGAAAGCTGACCTTCGAATTCAAATGTTACTGTTTTGGAAGCGATAGAGTTATCGCTAAGAACCTTCTTATGAATAGTCTGCTTTTCAACCTGTCTGATTGTGCACTTGGTAAAGATAATATCAGTTCCGCGTACATTAATCTTTACAGGAGGGCTAAGGTAAGGATTTGTTACATCTGAAACAGGATTGTCTATGTCGATATTGTATCTTGCGGTATATGCAAAGGAATCGAGCTTACCAGAGTTAATGTATTCTACTTTACTAATCTCGATATCATAATCTGTATGGAATTCGAAATCTCCAATATAGATAGGGATATCTTTATCAAATGTAAAAGTCCATCCATCACCTTTGTCCACTACATTACCATGGTTTTCGATATCTCTTTCGACAAAGGTTAAAAGAATATCCATAGTTGCGGGAACAGCATTAATATCTGTAATTCCAAGCCCTAAAGCATGAGCAATAATATTTTTCTCAAATTTAGCTCTAGTAGGAATAGATTCATTAGAAAACTCAGATGCCATTACAATAGTATTCTGAAGCATATCTGAAAAGATTTGTCCAGTATATCCAAAGATTCCAAGCATAAGAGTATCATCATTTACTCCAGGAGTAAAGTCTTTCTTAATCTCATTTACGTATTTATTTATGCCATACACGTCAGAGGTAAGATTTTTACTTTTATCAATTATTCCAGGCATAATAATTTCCTCCTTTCTTTATTTTGTCCACCTAAGATAGTATTCACGTCTATCAGATTCTCCACGACGAGAATCGTTTACGTTTCTTACGTCAATATAAGGCATACTAGCCCATTCTCCATTTATAGTATGAGTATCCATATCAAATAAAGGCAAATCTGGTTTCATAGTATTACCGTTATTTGTAGTCACATAAGGCAACACAAGCTTATTAAACTGATGAATTATAACAGGATCCATATCTCTTACAAAATGTCCCTTCCATCCAACAGTAATCTTCTGCTGTACAGGATCATCAAAATTACTAAATGCATCTCTAGGAATAGATGTGGGTGTGCATCCAGTAACTCTAGCCCAATATACTATTCTATATCCATCATCAGCTACAACAAATTTATACATTGTAACCTGATCATGGAGTACTTTACTCACAATATAATTCTGCCATCTACCTGTAGCCTCTTTTGTAAAGTCGATAGCTCCTCTCCATTTAAGCTTTTCATACTCATCATACATTCTGAAAAGCATATAAATATCGAGATGTTTTGTTTCTTCAAACTCAAGAGAAAAATCATGATCTTGATCTGATTGGATCGATGTTCCTCTGTAAGAAATTTTTGTTCCATAAACATTTCCGGCAGTCTCTATCATCTGAGCAGAAATACCAGGAATATCTAAATGGGAAGTTAATGCATTTGATAGAATGGTCATAAATGGACCATCGCCAGAACTATAGGAGGAGCACAACTGTGCCGCTCCCTGTTTATATCTTTTTACGACATCATTAAAAAATGCACTCTGAGAGAGAACGCTTTGAAGTTTGCCAGATGAATCTAAGATACATAGATCTGGTTTGGTAATGAAGACGTATTCTCTCGTTCTAGTAAGTGTATTATAAGGATCAAGAACTCCAAATCTGGCAAATTTTTTATGCCAGTTCATTTCATATCTATCATAAATACCCTGAGCTCTCATAAGTTTCTTCATATCAGAAGACTCTGTAGAGAAGTTTAAACTAGTATTATTAGATAGCGTAGGAGAAATACCGTTAGCCATATTTATCCTCCTTCGTATTGTAATTATAATAATGTTGGAGGGTTAAAATTGGCCGTGGATATATAATATAATAATGAAAATAAAGAGGGCTTAGATTTTATTTAAGATCACTTAGGTCTCTTTGCCGTGTCACAAATTCGGGAAATAAAAACAACTTTTAAACGGACAAAGGAGACACAACGATAACGATGAAAAAAGAATCTGAAGTTTATGCAGAAGCTGAAGAGTGGGAACGCCAAAAAGAAATAGAAACAAAAATGATATTTGTAGAACGCGAGGAACAATTTCAAGAAAGGATGCTCAATAAGAAGCTACAATCTATGGATAATTTATCTAATGCTATTCTACAATTAGCATATGCTATGGCGAACTCTACACGAAACTGCCCTGTTATAAATATTTATGCTGGTAACACTCCTGTTGAAGAAATGAAACAGATTGTATCAAATGTATTAGAGCCTATAACAACAAAATAACCCCTACTGGGGTTAAATCTAGGCCCTTTATTTTTATTTTTTACCTTGAACATACAAATAAATTTATAAAGAAGGAGGTCCAATCTCTATGAATAATACGAACCCTAGAATGATTCATGAGACGGTTCTTAAAGATATAATGGATGTATGGGATGGTATTAAGCAGCTCAAAGATGAAGACATCGACTTCAAGGCTAAGAAAACTGCTTCTAAACCCATGCTTGGTGCAACTTCGATCTCGAAAGCATCGTCTAATCTTAATCTGGTTTTCCCTGTTATTTGTAGTCGCGGTATTAGTATCGAAAACGCTTCTATGATTAGTAAAGCAGTAGAGAAAAATGCTGTGACTATGCTTCAGCGTCTATTTGCAAGCTGGCAGATAGCTAGCGATGATGTATCTAGCGTTGAAGATTATATTCGCAAATTTCATTCAAATCTTTCGTCTAGTGCTGCAAGCCTAGATGACTTGTTTGATTTAGCTGGTCGCGCTTCTGGACTCGCTGATACAAATCGTCCTTCGGCAAGCAGATTTTATGAAGGCGCTATCAAAGAAGATTTGAAAAACATTAATCACTACCTCCCCACGTCTATTAATGAAAGCTCTCTTATGCAGTTCTCTGTAAAAGAAGGAGCTGTCTCTGTCGAAGGAGATGTAGATGGTAAAGCAGGTAGCCCTGAAGCGGGTAAACCTCGCTCTATGGCAAAAGACAAAGCAGATGAGCTTGGAATGAAGAAGAATACTACAGACTACTTCAAGAACCAGGTTGCCGATAGTGATTTTAAGAAAGCCAACGAGCTTATGCCTACAACAATGATCGTTAACTTCCAGGTTGAAGCTAAGAATGGCGGCACATACAATTATGAAAATGGAGTAATTGGTGTTAAGGCCAAGCTTTATCCTATTGGATCTGATGATATCGTTAAGCATATTGCTGAAAAGAATACTGATAGAAACTGGCTTACCAATTTCTTCAGAGCTACTACTAGAGAAATTTCTTTTATGAAGGATTTTGTTCTTGCACTTGATAAAGCAAAGATTGATGCCATGTCTTTATCTACCCGTAAGAGCACTTCCGATAGAATGTGGAAAGTTCTTGAGCGTAGAGCTACTGTTTCTCGTCTTAAGAAAGCTCTTAGACAGAATAATAATGCTGCTGCAATTACAACTCTTTGTGTTTCTCAGGAAGAGGTTGAATATCTCAGAAAGAATCACAATGTAGATCTCGAAAAAATTGCAACAGTTCTTGGTCTCTTTGATTCTCTTAACCTCATGTGCATCTGTATTGTAGATGAGTCTCTTGAGGTTGCTAAGTTCATTTATGATGAACAGGAGCCTATGTGGGAAACTATTTCTTTCACTCATCTTGAAAGAGAGTCTTCCGATAACACATATAAGCGTGTTGTTAACCTTATGACTAAGGTTGCTCGCTAATATTAAGGAAAGGAGGATGAATTGAAATGATTGTCTCTAATCCTAAGAATAGAGTTAAAGTTGTTAAAGAAAGCGCTGCAAGTGTAGTAAATCATGACGACCATACTACTGGAACTGAAAAGGATAGTGCTAGAGTTAATGGTTTTGAAGGTTGCACTCCTGAGGAGCTTTACGGTTTCAATCCTGAACTTGGATTGGCTCGCTCTGAGGAGTTGGCTGGAGAACCTGGTTATAGCGAATTCTTTAAAGATCCTAAGATCATGTCTGCATTTACAGAGCATCTTGATCTTTCTGATTCTTTGACTCGTAAAGCCGTTAAATATATGAATGAAGCAGATCAGACTTCTGTTTTGACTGCTCTCACTTCTAAGCTTTATGATAATATCGTTGTCAAGATTGATGATATCGATTATGGAGATATCCCCAACACTAAAGGCGATATTACAAAGCTTCCTAACTACGAAAAAATTCGTGAATGTACTGAACTTCTTCGTGGTATTCTTAAAGAGTTTAAGCAGGATACCACTCCTGTTGATGAGATTGCTGAAGCTGTCTCTAATATCGAAACTCGTAAGGATCTCTTCGAGAGAGCTTTTAGACTCAAGGTAGAGCTTCCTATGGTCATGTACAATAACATGGTACTCGCTATTATTGATGCCATTTCTTATATGATCGCAACTTCTATCGAGTTTATTAAAACTCCTAACAGAGATTCTTTCCAAATTACTCTTGATAAAGTTGCATATTCTAAGACTAAGAGTAATATGCTTTATACTAGCCTTAAGAAGTTTAATAAGGTTTGCAAATCTGGTGACTTTGATAAGGCTATGGAGCATCTTATTCAGAATAGAATTACAAAGCTCAGTGAGGGAGCTATCGGTGGCGCTGTAGCCATCGCTGTTACCGCTGGTGCTGTGATCGCACTTATTCTCAATATTATCCCGATTCTTAGAGAGATCGTATTCTTCTTCTATTATACTAGAATGAGAGTATCTGATTTCTTTGATATTCAGGCAGACCTTCTCCAGATGAATGCATATAATGTAGAAAATAATTCTACTAAAGATGATGAACAGAAAGAGAAGATTATTTCTAAGCAGCTCAAGATCGTTGAGCTCTTCAGAAAGATTGCAAATAAAATTGCAATCAATGGTAAGAAGGCTGAAGTTGAAAGTTCTAAAGAAATTACAAGCAATAACAAGAAGATGAAGCTTGGAGATGTTACTGATGAGATTCCGGATAGCGTATCTGCTTTGTTTTAATTGATTTAGGACAACTGTAAAGTCTACCAATACCAAACATCATAGTAAAATCTGTAGAATGATTATATCTCTTATAGATTGAAATCTAAATTACAAATTATAAATAATTAAGGAGGAAAAGACTTATGTCTATTTATGCTGCAAATAATAGAATGGGTCGTGCTTCTGACGCAACTGTCGTTGCAAATGAGAGCTACGGTGCTAATGATATTGGTCGTATCCTGTATGAGACTCAGGTCAACGATCAGGCTATTTTTGAAGCAGTTCTTGCTTCTGATTTTGCTGAAATTCAGGGTCTTCGCGAAGGTACTCTTCTTGAGTCTGAAGTGCAGGCTCTTAATGAGATGACTACAAAGGAATTCTTCGCACAGATGAAGGATCGCCTTATGAAGTTCTGGGCCAAGATCAAGGCTGTATTCAAGTCTGCTATCGCTAAGATGGTTTATTTCCTTACTGGAGATGCTTCTAAGTTTCTTAAGGCTTTCGAGAAGGAATATAAGTATGAAAACTATGTAGCAGGCGCAAAGGAAAAGGGCAAGGAATTTAAGGGTCGTAAACATATCGATCAGGTAAAGCTTGCCGAAAAGGTAAAAGCTATTCCTGATGCAGAGTTTTATAAGAAGACTATCGCTAAAGCAAAAGATAGCGATAGAATGAATAAATCCGAGCTTATCGCTGCCGCTCTTGGTAAGCAGTTGAATGCTACTAGCGGTACTGTTATTGCTCCTAAGGACTATCAGCAGTCGGTTATGAACAACCTTGCTACTGAAACCAAGGATGTAAAGAAGTTTGTAGAATTCGCTAAGGATGCTCTTGCAAACAACAAGGGTTGTATCAAGGGACTTAAAGAAACCCAGGCTGCAATCGAAAAGAAACTTGGTGAGGTTAAAGCTGAGCTTACTAAGGCTGAGAAGGACCTCATTACTAAGGACTCTTCTAAGGAAGATAAGAAGAAGTCTGATCTTTCAGTTTCCAATATCGCTACTATGGTAAGCGCTTTTGAAACTGTAACTGCAAACATCGTTAATGCTTATATCAGATGCTATAAGCTTAATATCAGAATTGCATATTCTGGTCTTAATGAAATTCTCGCTATCGCTAGAAAGGGTGTAGATAATACTGTTGCTGAGTCTGCTCCTATCGTAGCTGAGGATGAAGTAGATGTTGCTCTCGATACTGATATCAAGGATCTCCCTGCTGAAACCCAGTCTGCTATTGAGGCTGAAGTTGATGCTGTTGAGATTGATGATGCAGAATAATCAAGAAAGGAGATACAGCAATGATTTACACTAGAATCAAGGAATCCGCGGTTGAGGGTGCTATCCAGACTCCTGATGATATCGGGGTTGATCTCGACCAGGTTGAAAAGGATATTGCTGGTGAGAATGGTATTGCCGCTCATCAGGATGAAGTTGAAGATGCTCAGGAGGGTATGATTGGCGAGCCTGTTGAAGAGTTTGCTGAAATCGTATATGAGAGCGAGTACAACTTTAATCAGATTATGCAGGCTATCGGTGTAGCTGAGCTCAATGAGGCAGCTATGGGCCGCGACATGATCTATGAGGCTATGACTATTAAGTCTTTCTTCGAAGAGGTTAAGAAGTTTATCGTTACCAACTTCGAGAAGCTTACTAAGGCCTTTAAGGAACTTCTTGCAAAGCTTGATTTTGCCGCAAAGATCGATAAGAAGTTCGTAGCTAAGCATGAAAATGCTATCAAGGAAGGTTTCAATACTGACTGGTCTAAGGAAGGTATCGACTTCTCTAAAGCTAATCTCGAGTATCCTACTACTCCTGTAGGAACCTATGAAGAAATTACCAAGCATCTTGATGATGCTAAGAATGGTAAGATCGATAAGGATCAGCTAGCTACTCTTGCGGGCACTTATAAGGCTGATGCTCAGGCGAAGGCTATGTATAAGTATTTTGGAGCAGATTCTGCAGATAATAACGAGAACTTCAAGAAGCAGCTTCGTGAAGATAAGATCGGTGTTAAGGCAGAAAAGGTTGCACTTAAGGGCGTTGCTAAGGTAGATGATGTTATCAATACTCTTAAGGGTGATAGAGAAACTGCTGCAATCCGTAAAGCTTACAATACTCTTAAAGGCGAATATAAGAAGCAGCTTGCTACTATCAAGGACTGGGAGAAGAAGGGTGTAGAGGGCGAAAACTCTGCAGCTTATATGAACGTCTGCCAGATGGGTACTACCGCTATCAAGACTGCTATCAACGTTAGCCATGTTGCTTGCGGCGTTTACCTTAGCGTTGCAAAGGCTAAGAGATCTCAGTATAGAATGCTTGCTCATTTCTGGGCTGGTAAGGGCAAGAAGGATGATAAGAAGAAGGAAACTGCTGTTGGCGAGTCCACTCTCTTCAATGGAATTTCCATGCTCTAATATCTATAATCTTTCGAAATATATTTATGGGATTAGACTTCGGTCTAATCCCATATTCTTTTATAAGATTTAACTTATTAGTAAGACTATAAAAGGAGGAGAAATCTTATGTTTTTTAGTTCTAATATCTTAAATGAACAAAATAAATCTAATAATATCTCTTCTTTATCTTTGAGGCAGATGCAGGAACCTTCGACAGAATCATTTATCTATGATATTCTCGAATCAAATGATATTCTGCATCAAATTGATACTGAAGAAAATATTGGATATTATAGATATCTATCAGAATACGCAAATGGTACTTGTACAGAAGCTGTTATGACAGAAGGAATCGTAACAGGTATTCATGCATTTTTATCTAAAGCGATTCAGGCTATTATAGATCTTATTGATAAATTCATTAATTTCTTAAGAACTGGTGCTTTTAAGAAAACAGCAGCCGATATGAGAAAACTCGAAAGAGATTTTCATGCAGCTACCCATGGAGGCATCAACCCTAAATCAAATCTTGCAAAAGTAAAGAAATTTAAAACTTTTAACAGGCCAGCTATTTCCGATATTAACGATGGTTATATCGCACCAAGTCTTAATAATGTAACATCTAGTATCGATAGAGCTTTATCAGGGGCAACAGATAACTTGTCTAAGGATAATATAGATAAGGATAAAAATACTGTATATAAAGTTCTTGGCAAGATTGCTGTTAAAGTAAGAGAAAATCCTAGTTATACAAATAAAATTACAGACACAGAAAGTTTCAGATCTGCTATTTCAGCTGATACGATGTATACTGATAATGTGGAAATGAGTGCATTTGATTATATTAATAAAGAGCTTGAAAGACAGAGAAAAGCTGAGGATATAACAAAAGATGCTGAAGATAAAATGGCAGCTATCAGACAGATTCTTAAAAATTATGATGAGAAACTAAAAACAAGATCTGGTTCCATATCTCCTGAAGCTAGAGATTATGCTAAAGAGCTTGTTCAAGTAATTCATAATGTTGTAGCTGATGTAGAGTGGTATTTCGCTAAACTTATTTCTATTAATACAGCTGCTGGCAATTATGCTAATAGCGTATTCAGAAAGGCTACTAAGAGCTTTTTCGAAACTTCTACTATTCATGGAGAAATGTTCGATGGTAATACTCTCTTCGATAATGAAGACTATAGAGACTTTAATCGTACAGAATGGCTCGATCTTGAATTGACTGCAGAATGCTATGCATTCTCTGCAGAAGCTAGAGAATCTAGACGTAGAATCGCAGCTAACGAGGCTGCTATCTTTGCAGAGGGCTTTGGATATGATACTTTCAAGAAGCTTGTTGCTATGAGAGAAGCCGAAGAGAAGAAACTTGGCGATAGATTCATGGAAATTATTAAGAATATCATGGCTGCTATTGACAAGTTCTTTGCTAACCTTAGAGACAAGCTTAGTCTTGATGCTACATATATTAAGAAAAATCTTCAGTATATTCAGAAACCGTTTAACTTCCAAGAACTTAAATCTACCGGAGATGTTATTAATGGTTTGACTAGAATTCTTGATTCTTCCAAACCTGCTATAAAGCCTTATGACTATGCTAGCATGCAGAATGATCTCGAGGATGAGAAGGCATTCTTTATCAAATATATTAGACCTTCTCTCGGAGCTGCTAGAAGCGGTTCTGAAGGTAGCGATATTTCTCCAGCAGAATTCTGCAAAGCATATTACGGTGCTTCAATGCCTAAAGATAGATATCCTGAAGTTGTTATCGGTAATAAAGAACTAGAAGGTGCAAGAGCTAATATTATGACCTTCCTTCAGGCTCCTAACAATCAGCTTGCTAAAATCAGAGATGATGTAAGAAAGCTTGAGCAGGAAGCTAAAAAGGCTAGTACAAAAGTTGGTGAAAAGCCTTCCGAAAACCCTGCGGATAAGATCAAGACTGGCACAGATAAGAAGGATGATTCTGCCAATCAGAATGCCCAAATCCAGGCTCCTGCGGAAAATGCCGAAGGTGAAGCAAAGCAGGAATCCATGTATTATTCCGAACTTTATCAGAGATGGTTTACTGAGGCAGAGGTTAATGGTGGTGAAACCGCTCAAGAGACTGCTAAGAAGAGTGAGAAGGATGGATTCAAATCTTATATTAATGCATATAAGAACGTTCTTCTTGCAAAACTCACCGGAGCTGCATTCGTAAGATCTGAACTTATGCAGATTATTACGTATCATGCTCAGGTTAATGGAGCTCCTAAGAGAGTAATTAAGAGTAAAAATGAAGCTCCTAATGGAAAAGCTACCGCTTCCAAAGAACAGCAGCGGGGTCAGACTGGTGAAGGCCAGCCTGCTAATTAAAAAAAAATAAACACACAAGGGATTTATTTCCCTTGTGTGCTTTTTCTTATTCGGGTATTTTTTCAAATATAAGCATTGTATCCATGGTGAAACTTTCATCTACTTTTATATATAGCTCGCGTTTTTGTATAAGTAGATATCTACCATTATATTTCTCTTTATCATATACATCATCAGCTTTTAAGATATATTCTTTATTTATAGTAATTACAGAAGAATCGATATCTGCCTTCTGAATCATAAGCTGTATAGAAGATGTATTGATAGAAGAGACCATATTATCTACCAAACCAGTATTATCATTGTAAACTCTAATAGTCTTCGTCTTTGCAATCAATTCAGATTCTGATAGATCTGTAACTTCTTTGCTAAAGGCATTCCCAGACGTGCCTGTAGCGGTAAGTTTAGAAAATGATTTTCCTGAAATGTGATTATCTACGATTTCGCAGTCTGAGTCATCTATATCGAATTTATACATCGAATTTTCTTTATCTACAACCATACCTTGAATTTTACTTCCAGGATCTTCTGCGTTTCTAAGAGTCATGAATACAGTTCCAATGGTTTCTCCCTTTTTAGGAACATACTTTCCTGAAGAGGATATAAGATAAGAACAATCGAAATCTATAAAGAATCTATAAGCAGTATCATAGAAAACTGACAAAGAATTCAAATATTCGAGAGTCTTTGCTACACTATTAAGTGGAGGAATAACCTGATTTTGAATATTTACATTATTCTTTGGCGGCTCTATTAATATAGGAAGATGGCTAGTTGCATAATACATTATTGAACTTAAACTTCCAGACACTATCCCATTAATCATTTTCTTATTCTTATTTAAATGATCCAGACTAAGCAAACCAAGAGAAATAACTTCAAAAACATCCTTTCTTCCGGGATCATCTATAATCTCGTCAGAATCAGGATTTCCTTCCTGACTATGCTCTTGCACGGCTTCATTACTTCTAGAAATAAAATATATGAATTTATCTTCGATAAAATCCATATATAGATCTGGCATATCAGAGTTTGCCACAGCGCGCTTAATAGATAAAATGAAGATACTCTTATTCTGATTTTCTTGCATAAGATCTACATAATCTCTATGAACAGAACAAGTTAGCATAATCATTGGCATCTTCATATTTTTGTAATCGCTATCTATGGCTATACTTTTAATATTCATTTGCTCGATCTCGATTATTTGCTCACCGAGTATATATTTAAGATTAGCAGAGTATTTGTATATATTTGTGTCAGAGCTATAAAACTCTTTATCAATTCTATTTACATTTACAGCCATACTTTCACCTCCAAAAAAATAAAGGTAGTATTCTCATACTACCTTTATGTTCAGGGTCGGATTTTTTACACTCTATTGAGATCAAGAGGATACTCCGTAAAATATCTATCATTTATATTTCTTATTTCTTGAGGATTATATAGATTAATTATGCTCTTCTCAAGTTCCATATAATTAATAGATGCTTTATATAGAGATGTTTGATAAGGCAAATCTATCGCTGCAAATCTATTTGTTATTTCTGCAGCTTTAGCTTCATCTTGAAATCTTGAAATAAGTGTAAAGGGATTAGGCTCTAGATAAAATATTGAATTAGCATTATACCCGTTTGCAAAAGTATTCACACCAGTAGCTTCTTCCAGTATAGCAAGAGTTGTATTTGCATTTGCTATACTATTCATGCTTCTAGTCTTTACTCCAGAAATGGCTTGGAATATGCTAAACATTTTTACATCTAAAGTTGTAACTCGTTCTTTCTTAAGACCTAGCTCTCCATATCTATAAGCATTATATAAAGTGCTTTTAGTAACTACCCAGGAATTATCTTCTCGAGTATTATTTTTATTAGACTTCTTGGGCCTAAATAAACATGTTCTCGGCTTGTATGCTACAAGTTGATAAGATATGACGTCTTTGCTATAGACTATATTTGGGGCTTTACTAGTAATAGATAAATTATCTATAATGGCTGAAGTTATTACAGAAAATTCATTCTCCATATCTACAATACAGAAGATGTCATGTAAGTATGGACATAGTATCTTCATAACCTCAAGATTATCAAAAATAAGAGAAGTTAGTAAACTATTTGAGTCTTCCATAAATATATTCTTCTGATTATAGTTATAGTAATTCACAATAGCCTGTCTAGGCCTTGCTCTGCCATAAACAAGATAAACCTTACTCATTATATTATGGCGAGTTTCAAAATAAGCTCTAATATGAATAGCAAGATTAATCAAACAAGAAGCGATAGCATAAGAATCTTTTCTATTAACTTCACCGCCTCTTGTATATAAAGATCTTAAAATAGAATAGCAATCGATATAGATATTTACATGATCGACGTCATTTGCTCCATATAAAGCAAATTTTGTCATCTCATACATTCTATCATATCTGATATAGCTTCCGTATAGGATATCAGCCATATCTTGTCTTTGAATATTATCGTACATAAAGCTTCCTCCTATACGATAAGTATTTTAAAGAATAGACTTAGGATCATAGAAATCTTCGCTCAATGAATCGAGTGAAGGAACTTCAATAGAATCAAAGTCTACTCCTTTTTCTGTAATAATCTCTTTAACAGCAGGAAGAAAATCTTCTCTATCCTTAATACCGTTAAGAGTTTTTCTGGTATCTCCATATCCATGTTTAAGAAGAGCCTCAATAAGATTATCAGGACCTTCTTCTGTCATAAAGGATACACCTTTACCAGCAATTTCTTCTCCCTCAGAATTGGTATACCACTTTCTAATATCAAGCTTAAAAGAACCAGAGTCTGACCATCTGAGCTTTCTTAAAGCAATAAAACTACTTCCAGGGACTTCATCGATAACTTCATCTACCTCATTATCGATCTCAAGTTTAAATTCTTTATTTCCATATGCCATAATAATTACCTCCTAAAGGTTTTTACTAAAAAAGAAAAGCATGAAGGAAATCTTCATGCTTTTCTGTATATCTATCGTTATTTAGAAATATCCGTTAATATGGGTTGCAACCAATATTAATCATATATCAGATATATTCTTAATTAGCGATGATACTGGTGGAACTGAGGAGCGTTGCCGCTATAAATTCCAAGAGTCTTCTGAAGGTCACGAACAGCTGCGAGATCAAGCTGAGAAACCTGCATAATAAACTCATTTGCCTTGTTAGGAATAATAGTAGAGGGATTTGCAATGTACTCATAACGACCCTCTTCAGTCTTCTCACCATAGATCTTGGTGATAATCTTGTTGAGGCTGAGGCCAGAGATGCAAACAACTACTTCTTCCTTACCATAAGCAGTCATAGGAGTAACGATCTCCTGAGTATGCTCATTCCAACGTACACGTCCGCCGTTGAAAGTGAACTCTTCGAGAGCTTCATAAGTTTCCTTGGTAACTTCATATGCACGACCGGTATTAATAGTACCGTTTACACGTGCGAAACGAGAACCGAGGTCAGACTTGCCCTCATCATTAGAACCTCTGAGATTGATGTTCTTCCAAGTGCCTTCTGCAGCCTTACCCTGATCCTTAAAGAAGAGATCAACATAGATTGCACCGAGAGGCATGCTGTTTGCGATTACAGGGTTTGCACGACCGTCGTTGATGCGGACATTACAACCATAGTAATCAGAAAATGCGGGAGCAAAGAGAGAAGATACGATCTCGGCCATTTCGATACTAGATACGATATTGGTCTTCATATCTCCTTCGAACTCTGCATGTGCGGCTACCTCAATTGTAGCCTTCTTGACTTCTGCGTTTGTGACTTTAAGTTCAGCCATAGTTTGTTCCATCCTTTCAGATTAAAAATATTTTGGTTTAATTAAAATGTTGCAGATATGGTAAAATTACACATCCGCGCTACTTTAATCACAATTATAGTATATACCTATTATTTTGTTTGATAAATCAAATTATATCGTGGTTCTAGGTATATATTTTCCATCAGCAGGGTCATAACCGACTATATAAATATCTTTACAACCATCTGCTATAGAAGTAGCAAGAATATAATCTCTTTTAATTTCTTTAAGATTAATCTCTTTAGAATACTTTACGAGATAAGTTTCCATTATATTAACCTTTAACTCATTCTCCAAAAATAGAGTATTATTTATATCAAGACCTTCCATCTCTTCATTGATATGGAAAGGAAGCTCCATAATCTTAAAGCACTTTCTAAAGTCATACATAAAATTATTACTTTCGAGAAGTTCTCTAAGCGTTAAACAATATCCTTCATGCTTAAGACCGTCTCCAGCACTATACTGCTCATTAAGAGCCTTAAACTGTACAAGGATATTATCAAATTTTGTATTACTAAACATCTTTAAAATATCATCAAGAGTATCATCAAGATATATAGCAATAGACTTATAAGATTTGAGATCTGTACACATCATGCAATCTTCAAATTTAATATTTGCAGGACATGTATCTCTACTAATAGAGATACCAAGATATTGAATTTTCTCATCAGGATGTGCATAAGTAGAGAATACGTCTGTAATTCCCTGTCTGCAAATCACATAAGGAAGATTATCATCAACATCACTTCTCTGTAATGCTGCGATTACATCAGGAACAAGACCGATAGATACTATAGAAAACATAATAAACCCATCAACCTTAAGCATTTTGTAATCTCTAAGAAGACGCTCAAGCGTCATTCTTTTTCTATTTCCTTCACTATCGAAATAGCTTAGTTTATTTGTTTTAGAATTCTCCTTAGGCATATTATAAATTCTAATAATTTCAGGTTCATCTTGACCATCAATATATCTAAAGAATTTTGTGCCAGAATAAATTTTAGGTATCGCTGCCATAAGCTTCCTCCCTGGACTTATAGAATCTGCTTGCTGTTGCATCTATCTGATTCTGATAACGTCCTTTATATAATTTTTTAACCTTTCCGCAAGGTTTAAAGAAACATACCTGAGCAATTTCGGAGCAAGGATAAACTCTAACAGGCTCTGCAACTGTAATTTCCAGAGTCCATGTTCCATCGAATCCAATATCTCCGAAACCTGCAGTAATATGTACTGAAATTCCAAGTCTTCCTACAGACGATCTTCCATTAATCATAGGGATAAACTTGTCTGTAGCAGTTCTTTCCAAGGTTCTGCCAATATACAGAACTCCAGGCCAAAGTACTAAGCCTTCTTCCGGAATAAATAAATCCATTGTAGGATTATCTTTATTCATATCAAGAGGAGTTAGATGATAACTCTCATTATTCGGATATTTCTCAAGCGCTCTAATTCGTTCAATAGCATTAGAATGCCTATTGCCAACATAATCTAAAGCACAATCAAATCCAATATTAACTTTTTCCACAATCGCATCTGTTTTAGATACGATTTCTTCACTTATAGCATGTCCGGTAAGCATATGCACTGTGGCTTCTTTGCCCCCAGTTTTTATTGTTATGGTATCACTGTCTTTTTCAACGCTAGTTGCATTTTCAGCATTAGCTACAGGAGCTGCCTGTTTTACTTCCATAGCTTCAGTCTTGATATCTTCCATATTAAGCTTAGCAATGGAAGTAATATCAAATGGCTTAATTCGTATATGATTATCTTCTACAGGAGCTTCATATTTTGTATTCATAAGAAGATTAATTCTGTCAGCATCTCTATCATATACTTTAAGACAAGGATGTAGACGTAAATTAATACTATTAGGATTTATAAACTTAGGATCATAGGGAGATATCTCGATATTACCCTTCTTGATCTGTCGTTCAATCTCGTGGCCTGTAAGCATGCCACCGCCAAAATTAAACATTTTTCATTCTCCTTTGTGGTTAAATTTAATAAGTAGTTTAAGATGTACTACTTTCTAAATATATAGTATATAATTTATGAAAATATTAGAGGTATAGAGAGAATCTCTATACCTCTTTTATATTTAGATAGACTTGATAAACTTTTTAATCATCTTGCCCATAAAGACAAGAGTAGAATTGTTTATCTTTGTTACAGCATAACTGAATGGGCTATTCTCATAATATTCTGTAAAATTAAACTTAGGCTCATTATTCATAACCTTAGTTAAATAATACCGAAAATCATTTATAATCTTAGCCCTAGCTTTATGAGCAGAAGATGTCTCTATAGCAAACGAAGGTAATTCTTGGAATTTCTTAGAATGCAGAGTCTCTTCTATCATACAAAGCATCATCCATAATTTAGAAAGCTCATATTTCATACCCTCATAATTACCAGTTTTATCATATTGCTGAAGCAATTTATGAGATTTTGCATATTCGCCTTCATAATCAAGTTTTTTAAGATTCTTAATCAAAAGATTTCCCTCTTTATCGAACTGGATTGGAAATTCTTTTGCTTCTCCTAGAGGTCTAATATCGATAGGATCAAATACTAATCTCTCAAGAAGATTTCTAGTTTTCGTATCTTTTACAATATCAAGATAGTTTCTCATTTCATTAAGCGCTGAGATATCATTGATATTGCTAATTACGCCCATAATAAATCGCTTAGAATTCTCATAGAATCTTGCATAGGCTTCTTTGAGAGGGATAGCTTTCTTACTAAGAGCATTTACGAGTTTCTTAATCTCATTAGCTTTATATTTTGAAGCAAGGCCTTCATAAACGTTATAAATCCTATTTTCGTTTGTAAGGGCTTTATTCATATCAGAAGGTGCTACCTGGGAAGAATCCTTACCAGTAAGATTAATTCCAACAGACTGAAGACATCTATCTACAAACTGAGAGCATACGAGACTCCACTCTGTATTATAAGGAATATTAAATAAGTATGTAATAAGATTAATGAAAGAGTATGAAGTCTTTTCGATATTTTCTTTAAATGTATCGATAAATTCCTCAATTCTATGATAAACCTTATCAGATACGAAGAATACAAATACTCCAAGTCTTCCACCTACAGGAAGATCTATAATATCTTCTCTTCTAAATCCTTTATGACTTGATCTTTCATTTGTCTGTATGCCATAGCTATACATTTCATGAAGTTCTGGATCGAGAGAGATTGCAATATGAGAATATATGTCTTTAGTAAGAACTTTAATAGCTTTAGAGAAATAAGATTTTCCTTCAATCATTACTACATATACAGGTCTAAGATTGTTATCATTATTACCCTCTGTAAGGGCAAAAGTATCTCCAACCTTATACTCTCTAAGATCTACCATTCTATATTTAGAACCAGAAAAATTAGATTTCTGTCTAAATATAGACATCTCTCTAGCAAGCAATCTAGACTTTGTATCGAAAGGAATTTCTGGATTCCAACCGAGTTCTAGAATAGACTGCTTCTTTGATTTGATCCGGATTTCATTGATAGGATTTATAAGCGAAAGTTCATACATAAGTCTTCTGACTTTATCAACCCAAAGATTAGTATAATTACAAAGCTCTGTATAAAAACCTTTGTCTGCAGCTCTATAGATATTAAACCATTCTTGTACAGAAATATTATCGTCTATATGAGTATTATCGGCAATAACTCCATAGAAATTGTCCTCAGGATTTGATGAAAATACACCCATATCGATCATTTCTTCTGGGCTGAAGAAAGGCATATCTCCACAAGTAATATTGTCTACAATATCAGAAGGTGCAATTAGATCTGCATCATATTTATCAAGCACATCAGATACAACATTTTGAGTTATAGAGCTATCGAAAATATTATCATTGGTTGATACAGATTCGATAAGAACTTTGGCGGTATCGATGCGAGATTCTTTAATAGCCTTATTATAATATCTCTTTTTGTCTGCTACAGTAACAGATTCAATCACAGATCCATATCGTTCTTGATCTTCTTGACGAATATCTTCTCTTAGAAATTCGTTTTTGAGATATTCATAATGTGTAAGATTGGAGATCCCAAAGACTTCAAAGCTATACCAGTCTGATTCTCTTCTATGCTTCTTGATCATAGCATTATATGCATCCCACAATTCTTCAAGCTCTTGAAGGGTTCTTGTAGGAAGAATGATAACTCTATCAGACTCTTGTGCCCAGAGTCTTGCTTTATCTACATCGGCAGATGTATAATTAATAGCATCTGGAGTATAATAGGTATCAGCCATATCTACATAAGACTCGGTTACAGGAATATCAGAAGAGGAAATCTGCTGCTGAATATTGTCAATCTCATTATCTATATCCTGCCCGAGAAACTTAGCTCTAAGCTTTTCATAATGATCTTTATTAGTCATACCATAGAGAGAAAGACTTTCCCAGTCCGATTCCCTTCTATGCTTCTTAATCATAGAATTGAAATTGATCCATTGGTCTTCTAGCTCCTCAAGAGTTTCAGTAGGAGTTATGATAACTCTATTGGCTGTGGTAGCCCAATATTGAGCATCTTTGTCTTTCTTATTGTCAATGACTTTAGGATCTTCAGGAGTATGAAGATAACTCGAAATCATAAAATCATCGTTTGTAATAAAATTATTCGTCGACATCTATCTCACCTCCATTGGTAGAATTAGAATTATAGATATCTTGCATAAGATTTATAATACCTGAATTTTTAAGCGATTCCAAATCTGTAAAATAATCGCTAGCCATATTGAACGATCCTGCTGTAAATGCGTAATATCCTTTAATCCCTCGACAGATCTTTACATTGCCTACAGTATCTACTATACTACTAGCATTCTTATTATTAGCATCAGCCTGTATAATGGTAGCATTTTCTATAAAGTGGCAAATTCTGTTTTCTCTATCTTTATCATAATATTTAAAATTTTCTGAAAGAAGAATTTCTTCCCATTTACAAAGTTTTCTTCCTATAAGAGCTTCTACAAAAGCTAGCGGATTAGCTTTAGCCGAAGAGATAATCTCTCTTGCTTTAGAAATATTATCACCTTTATAAATTAACGTTGGTCCTTGGTCTGGATATAACTCGTTAAATACAGATTCTACCATAGGAACAATATTACCATCATCATCTACAGTAATAATCTTATCCATCTCAGAATCTGTATATGCTAATCCAGGTCCGCCAGAGAATGCATTATTCATACCATAAGGTACAATATATGCCTCAGGAGGTCTATGAGGAGGCATTCCACCGACTTCTTCATTAATATGAATCTTCATCTTAGGATTCTCTTCATATAATACTCCATTTTTAATATCAGCAAGAACTTCAAGAAGCTGCGCAAAGTTATTATTTGTAAGACGTACGTAATTGAACGTGCCTATGCTTGTAACCATAACTTCTTTAGCAACTTGCTTTTCTCTATAAGAAGGCATCGATCTGGTATTAGGATTAGATCCGCCATCTTTAATCTCTATAAGAAGATTAGCAGGAATATAATAAATATCTGTAATCCACTTATGAGTCTCTCCATTATATTCATACTCAAGAACAGGTCCAGGGGCCTGAATATCCTTGGCAGGAATACCAAGCACTTTATCAATAAATTCAAGAGCATTCTTTTCATATTTTCCTGTAAAAATTACAGGGGTGCCATCACTAAAAATATACTTGCCAGAAATCCTTCTATTAGCAAGCATTTTTTCCTGCTGTTCGGCATCATTAAGCAGTGTGGGTTTATTGTATACCTTAATATGTCTTTCCAAAGCATTTTCTCTTACTTTAGCTCTACATTTAGGATTATCGCAAAGATTCTTATATCTATTTATTTTATCATTCCATTCATATACTTGCTTTTTACAGATCATGCAAATTCCATAATTCTTACCATTAATAGAATCATATACAGCTCTGGCGGCAGAGTATCCTTCGGGAATAAGATCGGCATGTTTCTTATCAACATGCTCAACTAATTCAGCCCTACTAGCTTTAAAATCACAATAAGGGCATTTGTATTTTCTAGAGGTTTTATACGTTGGTTTCATTATTGTACTCCTCTCTTGCCAATTAATATTATAACTATGTTGAGGGTGTAGAATTAACAAAAAACGAATGCACAGAGAGCTAACTGGCTCTCTGTGCTTAAAAGAAAGAAGGATATATAAAATCAGGAGGTGAAAAAATGAAAAACGTACGGCTCATGCGTTGTGTGTATGATTTATTTATGAAAACAGGAGGTAATACCCATATGACAGAAAAACTTTATATTACAAAGAAAGGAGAAATCAAAACATGACAGAAAAACAACTTATCCCTTCTCCTAAACGTATATATCCTATTATATTAATGTTGGTGCAAAATCGCAGTAAATTTTGTGTACTTTTTTACTACTACAACAGATTATTAAAAATATTTGCCTAAATTGGTGGTGATAGGATAATGGCAATTAAAGAATTTTCATTTTCCGTTGATGACTTTCAGAATCCAAAAGTATTTGAAGATGCTGAAGCCATAGCAACATTACTTGTCAGGCTTCTATTACTAGAACCTGGAACATTTCAGTCCCATCCAGAAATGGGTGTTGGATTAATGTCTAAATATAGATTTGGTGTTGAAGGGATTGCTAGAGAATTGCAATCTAATTTTCAAGCACAAATCGAAGCGTATTTACCGCAATTTCAAGGTGTAAGAGTTTCATGTCGAGAAAAAGAAGGCGTGTTAATGATTGCAGCTGAAATAGATAATACTTTGTATGGAATTTACTACGATTCTAATACAAATGATATAAAATCAGATTTTACACGTCTGACTAATTTGTAAGATAATTTAAGGAGGATATATAATCATGAGCGATAAGAATGTATCACTTAACGAAATGATGGATAGTACTCCTCGCACTGGATCTACAGCACCTGTAGATCTTACAAGAGGAAAGGTTACCGTTGATCAGGGGGTGGAAGCTCCCGCTACTGAAGAGAAGAAGTTTAAAGCTACTCCTATTCAGACTGGACCCGTAAATATGGATGGTATGAAGACGCTTGAAGCCACGGATATTCTTCCTAAGCGTAAAGCTGAACCTACCATGGAAGATAATCTTTTTGCAGATCTTGATGCTGCTGTAGATAGAGAATGTAAAAACATCGATGATAGAATCGATGCTGTAGTACAGGCTCAGCAGACTGAGATTGAGGAAAAGGCTAATGAAGAGGCAGATGCTGCAGCCGTATCTACTTCTGTTGCAAATAGCGATGATGAAGATGATGATCTTGGTCTCTATGACGAGGATGACGATTCTTCTGATACTGATAATATCATCAGACCTAGAGTTTCTGCATTTACCCACGAAGAAGAAACGGTATCTGAAAATATCGTTGTAGATACTGAGGAAGAAGTAATTACAGAAACTGTACCTGTTGTAAAGAAGACTGCTGCTGAAGAAGTTGAAGAAAAGCCTTCAGATATTGCAGAAGAGCCTAAGGAACCTGTTAAGGCTCGTATTGTTACTACAGAAAAGGTTTCCATTCTCGATGGTATCGATGATGAAGATCTTTTTGCCGATGATGAGGAACTCGCTGAAACAGAACCTAGCACTGGTAAGACTAGCGATGAAATCCTCGGTGAGCTTAAGAAGGAATTTAATGAAAAGATTACCCCTGTAAAGAATTCCAAGCTCGATCTTTCTAAGTTTACCTTCTCTAAGAAGTCTATTAATGCTCAGAAGGCTATGAAGCTAGCTGCTAAGAGCAGAGAAAGCGTTGCTGACTGGGTAATGCTTAGCGAAGGTCGCCCGATCTCTATGACTGGTCTTTCTGGTCCTGAGATCCTTAAGCTTAATCCTGAGAATACTTCTCGTAATAGACTCAATACTTTCAAGGATATGTATAGAGTTCTTTATGATCATGTATTCGATGCTAATAAGCCTGAATTCGAAACTTGGCTCAAGCAGACTCGTTTCGTAGATCTCCAGCACATTTACTTTGCTATTTATATGGCAACGTTTAATGGCTCTAATTTTGTAAACTATCAGTGTCCTCATTGTAGTAAGGTATTCCTTAAGGATATCAAGTTTGAGGATATGGTTGTATATGAGGATGATAAGACTCGTGAAAAGGTCCGTTCTATTATGAGAATGGATTCTACAACGCCTAATACCGATTCTTATCAGGCTGATCTTTATCAGATCTCTAATTCTTATGCATTTGCACTTCGTACTCCTTCTGTATGGAATGTTATTATCGAGACTGCTAGCCTCTCTGACAAGTTCCTTGAAAAGCATGCAGACCTTATCGATCTCGTTTCCTACATCGAAGGTATTTATATTATCGATAATGAGAATAGCCAGCTTATTCCTATCGATACTAAGCCCGATCCCAATGATCAGGCAAAGTCGTCTGCTCGTCGTATTAAAGCATTCTATGATGTAATTAGCCAGCTCAGCTCTGAGGAGTATTATACTCTTAGATCTATCGTTGGTTCTTACGATGATGAAGCTTCTAAGATGAGCTATCAGATTCCTGCATGTAACTGCCCCGAATGTGCAACAGAAATTCCTGCAAATACCGATATGTCTCCTGATAACATGCTTTTTACACGGCATCAGTTGGCAGCTATCGGCAGTATGTAGAATATGTCGAATCGATATCTTTAAACCTAAAAGGTCGTATATCGATTGTCGAATTGATGGATCGTCCCTTCCGAGAACTGCATGAGTATTATAAGCTCGTATATGATCGTGCCGAAGCCCATGCTAAAGCCGAGAAGGAACGAGCCGAAAGAGAAGCTAAGCAGAGGGAAGAGGAAGAAAATGCCGAGCGTCGAAAGAAGGGTTTGCCGCCTTTGATTAGACGCGCGGCTCCACCTGATGCAAAAAGAATTGATACAGCCAACGATGAAACACCGCCTATGTCGTCTCTAGAGGCTGATATGTATGAAGAAGCTATGGAAGATTTAGTCGAAGGAGGCGCGTTTTAGCCATGAATACAACGGATTTTATTCATAATCTAAATTCTGATGATCTATCGGCTGTGATAATAAACTGCTTTGATGAGTTAATGGTTTTATATAATATAGTCGGAGATAGACAGGATTTAGATATTTGTACAGAAAATGGAGCGTCTCAGGTAACCTTCAGATTGCTGATGGAAACAGAAGAAGACGCAAAAGCTCTATATGAAGATTTTAATGCATCTTCTTTCAGTGTATATAATGATAAATTCAATATTAACATGGAAATTAATGGAGCTTCAGTCCTTACAATAATTACGAAAGCTGCCTCTTGAGGAGGCAGCTTTCATTTTCGTGATATAAAGAAAGGAGGAAAATATGATGACTGGAATGACATTCTCCCAAGCATTAGGCCTACTTATTGGAGAGAGTGGTTTAATTATTAGACGTTGTAGCTGGCCTATAGATGAAGAGATGTATTTGTATAAAGACTACGACGTAAGAGTATTAAGACGAAATACAACAACTGGTATGGCACACTTTATGAATAATGAAGACTTAAATGCTAATGATTGGGAAAGTTCAATAGCAATTAGTGTGATGTGATAAACTTCACATAGTATTAAAGAGGTGATGAAAATGCCAGATTTTATTCAAGAAAATCATCTTAGGGTCAATCTAATAGATCCTGAAAAGCTGGTAAAGGTTAATGATCTTCAAGAAGTAACCAATCCAGTATTCTTTGTTCGAAATTCAGTTCCAACTTCAGATGGACTTTTGTCTAATGAGATTTTTGGAATTACAAAATATGATCGAGCAAATACTTTTGCATACATTAATCTTGAAGAGTATTTTATGAATCCTCTTATCTATAAAATGTGGTGCAAAATAGATTCCAATATCAAAGCATGCGTTCATGGTACTAATACTTTCATTATTAAAGATGGAGAACTAGTTCCTGATGAGAATGGCGAAAATGGTATTGGATTCATTAGAAAAAATATAGACAAATTTAAACTTAAAAGAACCTCTTCTAGACAACGTGATATGAGAGTCCAATTTATTGAAAAATATATGGGTACTCCGGAAATGTTTATCCGCAAATTTGTAGTATGTCCTGCATACTATAGAGACGTTAACACTGAAGGCGGACACGTTGCTGTAGGAGAGATTAATGAGCTTTATAGAAATCTTATTATTTTTGTAAAAGCTCTTAAAGAATCTTCAGAATACGGACTAAATCTAAATGCTGCTACAAGAGGTAGAATTCAAGAAACTCTTGTACAAATTTACGACTGGTTTGGTTCTGGTACTACTATTAATGGAGAGAAGACTACAAACATAATTCCTGGTAAGACAGGTATTCTAAGAAGAGCTGTTATGAGTAAGACTACTGACTATGGTTCACGTCTTGTTCTTTCCGCTCCTGAATTGAAAGTTGAACGCTTAGATGATATTGAGGCTGATTTGGATTATTCCTTGCTTCCTCTAGCATCTGCATGCGTAAACTTCTTACCTTTTGTAGTTTATCATGTAAGAAGATTCTTTGAAAATGAATTTTCCGGAGACTCCGTAATCCCTATGGTTAAGAATGGAACAGTATCTTATTTGCATCCAAAGGATTACCAGGTTGAATTCTCCGATGAAAGAATCCGTAAAGAAATCGATAGATTTTGTACCGGATTCTCAAATAGATTTATTCCGATCAGGGTTCCTACTGTAGAAGGACCAACTGTGGTTCTTAGATTTAAGGGATATGGTATGACAGAGGAAGAATATGCTAAGCACGATCCTGGACAGCTTCCTATTATGGAGCGAGATCTCACATGGTGTGATGTTCTTTATATGGCTGCAGTTGAAGCAACTAAGGATAAGCATGTTCTAATAACTAGATATCCGATCAAATTGGTCGCCTAGTAGAGAAATCTACTAGTGAAAACTCCTTTAATTGCTGGGACGTCTCTTATTACAACTATAATCATATCTTATCATTTTAGTAATATAATAAAGGAGTGATAAATATGAGTGATTTTGTAGATAATTTTATTAAAACAGCTAGTCCTGAAAAGATAGCGCTTACAGCCTATCAAGTTCAGAATATTAAAGAAATTTATACAGCTGTATTCAATAACTCAAGACAGTATTTTGTGCCTGGTGACAATAGATGTATATATCTCAAAATATATGTAGACGGATCTGATATAAGATCTAATTGGATATTCCAACCTGCATATACATCACCATATATGGCTAGAGAGGTATATATAGACTTCTTTAATGATTATGAAAGATACAGATTTTCTACTCTTCCCAAAGTAGATGAACTGCAAGAAATAATCAAACAAGATGAACACATATATCTACTTAAACGAATCAATATTAATAGGCTTATCGAAAAGAAAAATTATAATTTCTCTTCAGATAATACAGTTATAGAGACAATCAGCAGCAAAGATTCAATCATTAATAATTTCAGATTTCCAATAATTACTTTATGCGGTTCGACAAAATTTAAAGATGACTTTATCAAAGCTCAAAAAGAGCTTACTCTTAGAGGGAATATAGTTATCTCTGTGGGTTTATTTGGACATTCAGGCGATGAAGAAGCTTGGGAAGGTTCAAATAAAGAAATGCTTGATAGAATGCATAAAGAAAAAATTCGTATGGCTGATGCTATTTATGTAATAAATAAAGATGGCTATATTGGAAAATCTACAAAAAGTGAAATAGAATTTGCTAGATCACTTGGAAAAGAAATTCTTTACATGTATTGAATAATGTTCAACGACTATCCAGAAATGGAGTACACTCAAGTGAGTGGAAATGGGGAGTACCCGAAAGGGTAAAGATATAGTCTCAACTTCTAGCGTGAGCTAGAGCTGCTTTAAAAAGCGGTATGGAATTAACGACTCCATATGAAGATATTGCGATAGCTACTTTAACCAATTCCCTACAAAAGTAAGAATCTCGTCTACTACAAAGACAGAACCTATGATTATCAATGGTACTTATTATAAGAATTATCCTCTTATCCGTCAAAACGATATTGGTTCAAATACATCAAATAGATTTATTGATACTTTGAATTTGACCAATCTATACCTTGACGGCATCGGTGGTAAACCATCATTAATTGCCTCCGATGTAAATAAACACTTCTCTAATTGCTGGAAAGCTAAGTCAAAAGATATGCTAATCAGCAGCGAAGCTCTCTAATAAGGGAGAACGTTCAACGACTATCGAAAGACATAGAAATATGAATCGAGTAGAGTAGGAGACATCCGAAACGGGAAGATCTCTATAAGAGATAAGATATAGTCTAGCCCTTTATGAAAATAAAGGTAGTATGTATAAATCATAAATCCAATACGGATTATAAACTTCACCGATTGTAATCCTTAAACTCCTTGAATTGCTGGAAAGCTAAGGGATAAATCCTATGTCAATCAGCAGCCAAGCTCTTTATATAAAGAGAAGGTTCAACGACTATCGAAAGACATCTATATGATGAATCAAGTAGAGTAGGATCGTAGGCTAATGACGATTCGAAGCGGGGAGATCAAGAGTATTCTTGATATGATATAGTCTAATTACTATCGAAAGATAGGAAATGCGTTGCGAGCATAAAATTATTTAGGATGGTGACCAAGTTACGATCAAAGGAGTCTTTTCAGAAGAGGCTAATGCTGAATTAGATGAACAGTTACGAGCTAAATCTCATTACTTTAATCTTGGTTCTAAGGGTGTTAGAACTTCCGATAAAGAAGCCATTCAGAGTTTGTACAATCTTACTCTCTGCCTTGAAGAAGACAAGGGAAAGATGTCAAATCCTGTATTTTAAAATAATAAATGTCTAGGGCGATACAAAGTCCTAGACATTTATTTTTGTAATATAAATTATTTTTTGAATGTATACTATAATTATGAATAAACAAAAGTTTATTCAATAGCCCTCTATCGTATACTTTATGGATTTTTGCCAATTTCCAATCTTTTCATATACGATAGAAAATCTTCCTAATAATCTGAGAAAACCTTATAAAGGCGAACATCAGATGGCAAGTTTAAATACAGCCTACTACTCTCAATATGATAAGATCCCAAATCCTTGGATCGAAGAAGGAAGACTCCAAATGATATTTACCGGTTCATTTGGAATAATCGAGTAGAAACCTCATAGAAATATGTAGGCAAAACCTTTGGGTTTTGAGAAAGCAAATATAAAAGGTGCTTTCTTTTTTTTGTTTTATACGATTCTTAATTATATATTAAAAGTAACAAAGGAGATGATATTATAATGAAAAATGATATTAAGATTATTCTCAGCTTTACTGGAGAGTATTCCTTTCTTAGCAACTTTTATGAATATCCAATTTATTATGATGGGATAAGATATAGAAATTCTGAAGCTGCTTTCCAGTCAGCTAAATGCATGAATAAAGATGGTAGACTAGGATTTTCCGATTTAAATCCTTCCGAGGCTAAACGATTGGGAAGACGTGTTAAATTAAGACCTGATTGGGAAGATGTTAAAGATCAGATTATGTATGATGTAATAAAAGCAAAATTCTCAGATCCTGAATTGGCAAAAATGCTTTTAGATACAGGAAGTGCGGGATTATACGAAGGTAATACATGGGGAGATATGTACTGGGGTATTGACCGTACTACTTTGAGAGGACGAAACAAATTGGGGGAAATTCTTATGCAAGTTAGAGATGAGATTGCTAAAGGAATCATACCCGTTAATCTCTAAAATAATTAAATATTATTACTATGAATCTAATACAGATAGTTAGATTCGAAAATAATAATTATTTTTTAAAGGAGAATGTGTTATGAAAAGAAACGCAACAATTGACATGAATGACAAGGAAACCTGTGGTAAGATCGCCTGTAAAATTGCCAAAGCAAGAGGATTTATCGGAAGCGAATTCACTCTTGAGAATGATACTAATAAGGTAGCATTCACAGATGGAATTCTCCATAAACTCGTAAAGGGCAATGTAGATGTAGATACCACAGAAGCTCTTGTACTTAAAAGAAATTACTTTACAGCAGATGCATGGGTAGATATCATTTCCAATATGGGATTTGAATTCTATAATGCTAATGACATCGAATCTTTCACCATTCAAGATGGTAAAGTTATCGCAGCTATTAGTATTTCTACAGATACTCTCCCTAATACTTAAGATGGGAAATCATATAGGGAGGATGCTCAAACATCCTCCCTTAATTTTTTATGAAAGGATACGATATGTATATGAAAGCAAAAGAATATTTCGCTAGATTAATGAATAATGAAACTGAAGACGAATTTATTAAAGACTTCGAATCCGTATTGTATGATATGGTCAAAGAATGCGAAAATCTTATGAAAACTCGTAATGTGAAGTCTAAAGAAGGACAAAAATCCTGTGTATTAGAGCTTAATCAGAAATATGTAGCTCTAATAAATCTTTTAGATAAAGCTCGAAATACAAGAGCCGATAGAGATTATTTAAAAGAATATAAATTCCTACCAGATGGATTCAGAGATATCTGGTGTAGTTTGCACGAAAATTCTGAATGGATCTTTAAAGATCACAGACGAACTAATGCAAAGCCAGATATACATAGGGAGGAACCAAAACTAATGTTTCATAAAGTGACTCCGTTTGAGGAGCTTACTATGGAAAACATTACTTCTGAAATTCTTGCTTGCCTTGCCTCTTTAGGAAGCTTTGCTAATTGTTGTGATGGTAAGCTTATTACTATGGAATGCGCTAGACCTTTAGCTTGCAGAATTGCATTACTTAGATACTGGCATAAGAACGGTGCGATCAATCTCGATGATGTAAAAGAATTCGAAAAAGATCCGCTTAAGTGGGTCCAGGATCATGGAGGTATACAATGATAAAACTTCAAGAATTTATGTTTCTATTTGTACAAGATGCCGGTGCTGAAGAATTCAGGGCTAAGCTGTTTTTCTCTACCGATAATGATACATGGCCCAAAGAATTAAGACACGAATGTATATCTATACCAGAACTTTATGTAGCTATAAGGAAATTCAATGATGATATTCTTATGGCTACAATAAAAGAAGTTAAACAAAAATTCTCTACAAAATTACCGGATGGCTCTATACTTACATTCAGTAGTGAAGAAGGTTATATTTTATGTAATCCATGCAATATTGATAGAGTGTCTGGCTGTCTTGTAGTAGGAGAAATATTTTTAGAGGTATAAAGGAGAAATAATCATAAATAAGGATTGCACTGAAGGTAAATCATTCAGTGCAAAGTTCCAAATTATCAAAATCTTTTATATTATGAAAGGGATTAAAAAATGGGAAATTATGAAACTATTATATCTGAAAACTGCAAAGTATTTACAGATATAATTGATACAAATTCATTAGGTATAATAAATGCTCTTGTAAATAGTACAATTGGAAAAGATGCTAAAATAAGAATTATGCCGGATGTTCATGCAGGAGCCGGATGTGTTATCGGTACCAGTATGGATACAAAAGATAAAGTTTCTCCTATATTGCTTGGAGGTGATATAGGATGTGGAATAACTGGAATTAGGCTTCATGGAAAGCCTAAAATTAATCTAGAAAAGTTAGATAAATTTATAGATTTTGAAATTCCAAATGGAATGAGAATCTATGATAAACCTTTAAATAATTTAGCTATGGATGGAGATATGCTAGATTTGCTTAACTGTAATGTATTTAATAAGGATAAAGCTCTTAGAAGTGTTGGAACACTCGGTGGAGGAAATCACTTCATTGAACTTGGTATCGAAACTGTAGGAGACAAAGACTACTATTGGCTTATCGTTCATAGCGGAAGTCGTCATCTTGGTGCTGAAGTTGCAGAGTTTTATAAAACTAAGGCAAAAGAACAGCACCCTGAAGAACCTTACGCATTTACTTATCTGGATGGTGAGTTTGCAGAAGATTTTGTAGAAGATGTAGATATGCTTGAAGAATTCGCTCATATAAATAGATTGACCATTTTAAGACGAATATGCGTTGAAATGAAATGGAAATATGATATATTTGATGGACTTAACAGCTGTCATAACTATATTCGTCTTATTATTGATAACGCTGGCAATAGATATAGAATGAGAAAAGGCTGTATTTCTACTGCTAGAGGGATGAGATCTATTGTCCCGATTAATATGAGAGATGGATCGCTTATAGTAACAGGAAAAGCAAATGAAGATTGGAACGATTCTGCACCGCATGGAGCAGGAAGATTAATGTCTAGAGAGGAAGCTAGAAATGCTATTACTCTTTCTGAATTTAAAAAGAGTATGAAAGGAATTTATAGTACTTCTATTATGAGAAGTACTATAGATGAAGCTCCCATGGCTTATAAATCGATGGAATATCTTACTAAACGTATAAGCGATACAGTTAGAATTGATGGTATAATCCGACCAATATATAACTTTAAAGCGGATGGTGAAACAAAATGAATAATTTAATACCTTATATAGAAATTATGAAGAATGATAAAAGTGGATGGAAAATAATGCAATCTACAAAAGATAAAAATATGTTTGCAGCTATCGAGTATGATAATCCAGATACTTTAATACCTATAGAATGTGTTTTAATAGATTGGGCTTATCAGGGAAAAGACAGAATAGATTCGGGATTATATGACTATTCTGGTCCATTTGATGTACTGCCTTATCCTGATGATCCTAAAATCAAAGAAGGTATGAAATCAAATAAAACATGTTATGGCTATTTTAAAATAATCAAATAGAGAAGTATCACATGATATATCAAATAACTCCTGGAAGGGGTCCAGCAGAATGCGAATTATTTGTTGCAAAACTCTTTCTGCTTTTTAATTACATATTGTAATCATGAAACAAAAAAAAAGAAAAGGTTATTGTACAATAACCTTTTCTTTTTTTTGTAAACTTTTACAATAAGTTTTTACTTTTTATAACATAAAAAACTTTATAATAAGTCATTTAAAAGGTGGTGAATAAGGATGACAATGAGTTTTCAACAATACATAGATAATCCTATGGGAAAACGAAATGCTGTATTCTCTCAGAGAGATCTATTTAAACAGCTGTATACAGAAAAGTTTGATAAGGTATTCCTAAGAGAAGCTGGTAAAATAAATTATGTATTGTATATAGATAAAGAGAAGGACAGATATGTTGCTCATATTAAAGTACCTTCCGAAACCATAAAGGGCTTCTATTACGATGCTGTCATTCTATTTTATTCAAATGATGCGGCTATTAAATCATCACCCAGCTTACAGGATTATTCTGTCAAATTCTTCTCGAATGATCCAGCGTTCGTTTTTACTTATTTAAGAGTATTTCTAAAGAACGACATATTTTTTGAGGACTTAAAGCCGAAGGCCTCAAGACTTGCATTGAAAAATGACCCTAAGGAACGAAACCCTTATGAAGTTCCCGGATATTCTAAGATTCTTTACTTTGCATATTTATTTATGAAATCCAAGAATCTTTTCGCTAAGTCGGTCTATACAGCATATGCTATGCCTTATAATAAGAAAATGCTTGTTGATAGTGTGGAGCATACTGATACTAAGATTGCTAGACGTCAAGAACTTGGAGAAAAAGTAAGAAAACAAGAAGCCAAGGAACGTAAAGAAAATGCATCTAAAAATGATAATACTCAGTCTAGAACTGTAGTCAGTCCTTCTGGTAATATCAGAATGACAAAGACAACCGGAAATGTTAAAAATGCTAATACCGTAAAGCGGAGCGGTACAGTAAAAATGACAAAGAAGGTAAACAAGAAATAGGCTGTATATTATAAAGATGAAAATAAATTAGGAGGTTTTTGAAACAATGAGCTTGAACAACGAATTATTTGAACCAATGGTTTTCCACGACAAAGTCGACCGACCGGCTATTGATGAGTGGCAACCTGAGTGTCCTGAGGATGAGGTCTTCAAGACCGTCCGAGGGGCAATTATGTTAGACGTTTCTTCCTTTTTTGGTATGGAGCCGAATCCTCAGCTCGATGCCTTTGTAATGAGTACGAAACGTTCTTATAATAATCCTGAGATGAGAGCTCATACAATTCAGTATTTAAATTACTTTGAAAAATTCTATGACTTAGAGCATGAGCTTCCTATGATATATTGCAGACTTAAGTATCTTATCGATTATGAGCCTGCATATACGAGAGAAGCATTCTTCTACGATTTGACACGTTATATTATGAATGGATCCATTTCTCTTAAAGTTGGATACATGAATAGAGATAACTACTCTTTGAATTTGACGTACAAAAATCTCAAGAATCCGAATTTGCAATACAGTGATTACAACAAAATTTTAGTCACTCCGATATAGAAATATAGCGGAACAAACTCCTCTAATTGCTGGGAAGTCGTAAAGCTTATCCACTACAGGAGAAGGCGTAAAGTTATCGTCATGCTCCCATAGAGACGAAAGTCAGAAAAAACAGATAAGATGATATATGAGGAAACTCTAAGTATTATCGACAATCGACAATCAGCAGCCAAGCACTACGCCGCCCCAAACCCTGGAAGTTCGTTTGTTTGCTTTAATAAATATATGCCGATGTGGTGGAATTGGCAGACACGCTGGTCTTAGGAACCAGTGGATAAGTCCGTGCAGGTTCAAGTCCTGTCATCGGCACCAGAAACTTTTTATTGAACGTATTTTTCTTTTTATTGGCAAACCACGAAACACATTTTTACCTTTTTAACCCTGGCGCACGGAAGTACATAAAGCCCGGGGAGGGCGCAGTTTGAAGGTTCAACGACTATCGAAAACATTTCTATAAATACCACCGGCGTTTATAGAAGTAGTGAGTAGAGTAGGACTCAAGCGAGATCCGAAATGGGGAGCACCTTAACAGGTAGAGCTGAAGGTGAAGATATAGTCTTGT